ACAACTGGCATATTTAGTATCATCCAACCTTCTGGTTCTCTTCTTTCAAAAATACCTATTTTTTCATACAAAACCGTTAGTGGATCAGAGTATTCCTCTGTGTTACCAGGCAATGGGTTTTGTTTTTTTATATCGTTAAAATATTGTTCAAATATTTCCATTTGAGCTTGATTAGCTAGTAAGTTAAACTCTTGAGGTGTTATATAACCTCTCTGCTCTTTGTTAGCCAAAGTTAAAACTCTTTGATATACTGTATCTATACTTACTGCCATAATTTTTTTTTAGTTTGTAGTTACGATCGCCCCGCAGGGCGACCGCTCTACAGTTTGATTAATTGTTTAATCTTTTTTCTATATTTGAAAATATTTCCATACCCTCATCAGTTTTAAACCAATGTGCTAATGCAGTGTATGGGTGCTCATCAAATGGTATAACCATCAACTTTCTTCCATTACTACCCCATAAAAAGTTTCTTTGATCAGAAGATAATCTTATTATACCAGACTCTACGGCTTTAATACCAAAGTTTCTAAGCATTACGTTTTCATCATCTGCTAATTCTAAGAACAGTTTAGGGTTGTTACGAGCAAATACTAGTAAATCTCTTCTAAGCTCTTTAGAACTTAACTTAGACACCTCAGATCCTTTTTCTACACGCATAATAGCTTCTGCCATATCTATATCAATACTTCTAGCTGCTACTAACGCTTCAACTTGTTGCTCTAAAACATCTATTTCTTCAGCGGCTATAGCAGCTGGTTTAAATTCATAGTATATTGAATCTTTGTGCGGGTGATATAAAGATAAAAGTTTTTGTAAAACAGTTTTTTCTTTTGGTACAAACAAACTACCAGATCTAAATATAATATGCTCTAATCTTTGATCTCCTTTCATTTCATCTACAAAAGATGTTTTTTGGTTTTGACAATACTTAAGCTCTCTTTCATAACCTAGCTCTTTGTCAAAATAATAAATATCAGCAGCTTTAATAGATTTAGATAAAGGTTTTTTACCACCTTTTAGGTAATACATCCTGTCTTTTATTTCCCACTCGTTAGATGGTTTTAATCTTTTTCTTGCTTTTGGTTCTTCAACTATTGTTTCTTCAACCATTGTTTCTTCAAACTTTTCTTCAAAAGTTTCTTCTATTTGTGGTTCTACCACTTTTTTTGTTTTCTTTGCCATAATATAATATATAATAAAATTAATAAAATAAAAGGCCGAGGCCGAAGCCCCGGTCTTTAATATAAATAATGCTTACTGCATTAACATAAAGTTGTTAGCACCTTGAGTAACTAAACATCTTTCAGTTAACATGTGTAATTGCATCGCGTCAAGTGCAGATGTAGCAGCACCAACGGAACCAGTAACCCATGATTTCATTCGTCTGTCATCAGTTTGAGAAGCTCTATAACGCACGTGTAAAAATGGACGTTTTAAGTTTTTCCCTAACATTTGATCATAAACAGTAGATGTACCAGCAGGAACAATAACCCCTCTAATAGCGTTAGCAGCTGAAGCAGCGTTAATACCACCTCTTGTTGCTAAATCATTTAAGTATCTAAAGTCAGACTTGTAAAAATCGTAAGATCCACGTCTGAAACCAGAGAAACCTAAGTTTAATGCCATATCTTCTGAGTTGTCAAATACCCCGTAAGAAGTACCACCAGCTCCATAAGAGTTCATTGCAGCTAACATATCATCCATTGCTAACGAAGTAGCTCTGTTTACAAACATCATGTTTTCTTCAATAGCACCTTGTCTATCAAACTCAGCTAAAATAGCGTCAAACTCAGCTAAATCAGTAGCAGCGTTAACACCAGTAACACCAGAAGTTAAGTTACCTCTAGAACTAATAGCAGCAAACAAACCTTCAGTACCAGCATCTAAAGTTGCGTTTGTAGTAGATCCAGCTATAATTGTAGAACCTTGAACTTCAGAAGCAGCTAAAGCAAGCTCACCTTCTAGCATTGCCATTTCAATGTAGTCAGTAAATCTAGCTCTTGTATCAGCTTCAGCTTTTAAGTACCATAAGTAACCTGATTGACCTGCTTCAGAAGCTACTTCAACCCAACCAATTCTAGCTGTATCAGAACCTGATACTTCGTAGTAATCTTTCATTATAATTGGTTTGTTAGTGAACGACTGGAAAGCAGGTTCGTTAGCACCTCTAGTATCAGTATTGTTTGTAGTACCAGCAGCTGTTACATACTGCATACCTTTACCGTATTCAGAACCATAAACTAATATAGTTGTTGCGTCAGCAGTTGTATTAGCAGCTAAAGCAGATTGTCCGTAAGGAGCAACATCAAGTACAGCTCCGTTAACAACTGTTACTAAACATTTAAAAACACCATCAGAATTAGAAACGATAATAGTATCGTTAACTCTAACACCGTGATTAGCTGCAGTAAAACCTGCACTTCCATCTATATCGTTTGTAATTGTAACCTGTGCGATATTAGTTACACCAGTACCCGTGTTAGCACCAGCAGTTGCTGAGTTTACGTTACCAGTATAAGATAAATGTAATCTACCTTGCTCTGACCAAACAACTTGATCAGCAGTCATAGATTCTTCAGCCCCAACTTGAGATAAGAAACCTGAAATAGTTCTCGGTCCGAAAACTTCAGCTTCTTTTTCCATTAGGTCTGGTAAATATTGTTGCGCCCAGCCTTGTCCAGCTGTCGCAGTAAAGTCGATGTAATTTGTAGATAATGCTACAGCTTCAGTAGCTGGAACACTATTTAACAAAGCACCGTTAGTAATTGCCATAATTTTTAAATTTTAAATTGTTATTTATTTTTGTTTTTAATTTTAAACTTGAAATCAGGTCCGTCACTATTAAGTAATCTCGCTGTAAACCCACTAGTGTTTATATTCTCACCATGAGATTGTCTAGGATCCATGCTTACATTTTTAGATTTAGCAATGCTTTCTTTTAAAGCGTCAGCCTTACCTTGTTCGTAAAAATGATTAGCAATTTGATCAGGGTTCATAGCTGTAAAAAGTCCTTTATGATAACCTTGAGCATCTTCGATCATATTGTCTTTATTCAAAAACTTTTTGATAAAGTTATTAATATCACCTTGATTTTCTTTTAACTTCACTGGATCTTTTACGTTAAATCTAAATTTTTTATCACCAACATTATATTCAAAACCTTTGAATTTTTCGTTGAAGACTTTATTAGTTTTGTTTGTAAAGTTTTCGTGTAGTTTTTTACTGTACTCGTAGTCTTTCTCTGATTGTAGTTTATTTTTGTTGAAAAAATCAATTGCGTCTTGTTGCTCTTTAGTAAGCTTTGATCCGGCTTTGATATCTTCATAGTATTTGGTTTTTACACTTTCCAAGTGTAGCTTTGCTTGAGCAACCTGCTCCTTCATAGCTAATTTTTTTCTTTTTATTTCTTTATCTGTATCTTCTTCTTCATCATAAGAAAATTGATCTTCCATGACAAAGTTAATTTCTTCATTAGTTAAATGAGGTTTAGTTGATTTATAGTATTCGTATAGTAAGTCTTGATTATCTAGTTTAGAATAATCTTGATTTAGCGTAACATAGTCAGTTAAATCACCTCCTGTTTCTTCCATAAAAGCCATAAGCTTTTCTACGCTTTCAGGTAAAGGTTTGCCAGTTTCTATATTTTCTGTTATAGCTTCTTCAACTATCTCAGCTGTTTCTTCTACTTTTTCTTCTACTTTTTCTTCAGCGCTATCAGTAATTTCTTCTACAACTGGAGTTTCTTGTGCTTCTGCTTCCGGTTGTACTTCTTCTTGTTCTTGTGTGGGCTCGGCATTTTCAAGCTCTGCAACCACTCCGTTGTTGTCAACGTTATTTTCTTTAACTTCATTTTCTTCTGGTTTTGTTGGTTTTGTTAAATCAACTTTAGTTACTGTTTTTTCTATAACCTCAGGTTTTGATTTCATTTTTGTTTTAACCTTAGTAACATTTCCTTTTGTTTCATTACCATCTGGTTGTTTTTCTTTGTTAGCCTTTGCTTTTACTTTTATTTTGCCAACTTCGTTATCCACGATTGGCTCTTCTTTTTTTGCCATAATATAATATAATAATAGTTAATAAATTTATCTAGGACCAAAGTTTGACATATCAATACCGCCCATTACATCATTGCCTGATGATTCAAAGTTTTTTGGAGGTGTGCCACTCTTTCTTTGCTCAATCATTTCACTTTGCTGAGATGCTTGTATTTTTGTTCTTTCGTCTTTACGATCTTCTTTTTCTGTTTCTACATTTTTTCTACCTTCACTTTCAGCGCCGGCTAACTGCATATTGTATTGAAACTCTTGTTCCATTAGTTGCATTTTAACCTCAGCCTCTTTCATTAGTTTTTCCATATCAAACTGAGATTTAGCTTGCGCTATAGAAATAGCTGTATCAGCAGCTTGTTGTTGTTTTTGTATCTCAAATTGTGCAGAAGCTTCTTGCTGTTGAATATTAGCTTGTGCTTGAGCTTGCATATTTTCTTTTTGTATTTGTTGATCTCTAGCTATTTTCTTTTTTCTTCTAATTTTAAGTACTTGATTAGCTAGTTTTACATTTTTTATTTCTCTAAGGTCAATAGCGTCTTCAAGCTCTATATTCTGCTGACCTAAAGCTACTTGAATATTATTTTCAAGCATTGCTTTTTCTTCATCATCTGGAGTTAATTCTATAAATATACCAAAATCATAAAGATGTAGCTGAGTCATCTCGGTTAATGTAGCCACGTT